CTGGAGGATCTATAAGTATTCATTCAAGAGAACTTTCTAATGATGAAAAGATGCGTTGTATGAAATCAGTCCTTAAAACATTCATAAGTGGGAAGCCCCAATTCAATGTGTCAAATGAACCTACTTGTCTTGAATTCGCTAAATGCATGAAAAGTGTTAGGCTTAATAAGTCAAGAGATGACCATATTGATGACTGGACTACTCACGCAGTTAACGCTGCGGAATATGGTATCAATTATTTATTTCCTATCAAGAAAGCTGCGGGAGTCACAGTTGAATTAAGCCCTGGGCAAGATATACTTGATAGTTTTGGTGATAAAATAGGTAATGCTGGAAGCTATAGAACAAGAGCCGCTTCTGCCACAGCAGTTATAGGTGATAGAAGAATAGAAAAGAGAGGGATAATATGAAAAAAACTAAAAAAGTTGTAGAAACAAAAAGTACAGATATCATTAGTTTTTCTGAAAGAGAAAAAAGATCTAAAGAGATACAGAAAAGAATAGCTGAATCTTATCCTATGGTAGGTGGGAATTCAGAAGATTCTTTATGGACATCTTTGACTACTGCTTCGCAGAGAGATCTTAATACTTTAACACAAAAGAGGATGCAGGATATAGCATTTTATCTTTACGATTCTAATCCTATGGCAAAACGCATTATAGAAATAATGACAGATTTTATCGTTGGAGATGGCTTCGGATATACAGCAAAAGATAAAACTGTTTTAGAAGTTATCAAGAAATTTTGGGAAGATCCGCAAAATAATCTTGATGTCCAGATAGACGATATGGCTACAGAGCAATGTCTTTTTGGAGAATTAGCTATTCCAGTTTGGGTTAATTCAGCGAATGGCGATGTTAAGTTAGGATATATTGATCCTGCTTTAATTAAAAAAATAACTAAAGATAGGAATAACCCAAAAATCAGTAAAAAGTTAACATGGCAAAAAGCTAATTCACAGGAAGCCAAAGTTTTAGATATTATAAACATAAATAAAGATATAAAATCAGAAACTTATGGAAAGTTAGTAGGAGATACATTCTTTTTTACTATAAATAAAGTTACTTCTGCTACTAGAGGAAGATCAGATTTATTAAGTTTGGCAGATTGGCTTGATGGGCACGATCAGTTCTTATTTGCCAGGCTAGAAAGAGCGTTCCTTTTAAATAATTTTATTTGGGATATTGAATGTGAGGGAATGAATGAAAATGAACTTATTGAGTTTGTAAAAGGTATAACCATTCCAAAACCAGGATCAATAAGGGCTCATAATGAAAAAATTAAATGGAAAGCTGAAACGCCTAAATTAGAGGCAAGCGATGCCAGTGATGAAGCAAGGCTTTTTAAAAATCAAATCCTTGGTGGAGCAGGATTTCCTGAACATTGGTTCGCTGAAGGTTCCACTACTACTCGCGCAACAGCGCTTGAAATGGGATTGCCTACTCTTAAAAAATTAAAATCAAGGCAAAGAAAATTTAAAAATATGCTTACTTATATAATTAATTTTGTTATTGATCAGGCTATTATAGCCGGAACATTAAATGAAAATGTTGATAGAACATTTAAAGTGCTTGTATCTCCGATAGTTTCAAGAGATGATAAAGGCGTTGCTGGTGTAATTAATGGCTTTGTAGATGGGTTATCTAAGGCATATGATAATGGATGGATAGATGATAAAAAAGCAAAACTTATTTTCAATACATTTATATCTCAGGTAGGCGTTGATATGGAAACCGATAATGAGATAGAAAATGAAGAAGAAGTTATAAAACCAAAAAAGAAACTGGTTAAAAAGAAAAAGGAGGAAAATCAAGATGAAAAAGCTTAAAGATATACTTACTCTTTGGGCTACAAAAAGAAGAGGAGAAGATATAAAAGAAACATTTTTAGAATTAAAAAATTCTTTCAAGAAAGAAATAGAAAAAATAGTACTTCAGGAAGATGTTGATTATCATTCTTTATTTAAGATCCCATTTTCTGCTGAATTATTTGAGGCTTTTACAGAATTTAGTTTTTCGGTAAAAGACGCAGAAGGGAAAATTATTGAAGCGAAGAGCCTTAAAGAATTGAAGGGTATGGATTGTAGCGAATATGAGTTTAAGATAAAAATGAAAGAAGGAGAGCCAAAAGAAGGAGAATTCCTTTATTATAGGCAATGGTGGAAGAATAAAACTTTAGAAAGCGTTTTAATAGAAAAATTTATTCTTTCAACTTCTTTAGGATTTGATTTTTGTCTTCAGAAAAATTTATTACAGGATAAGATAAATGAATCAGAATTTCATATAAAACATTCAAAAAACTTACCTAAAAATCTGAAAGAAGAAGCGAAGTTCATAAATGCTGAAACGGATTTAAACGCTACAAATCTTCCTAGTTGGATAAAAAAAATAGATCTAGGGAAATTTACAATTATTGAAAGCTCTTTATTGGAGAAAAAACTTAATTTTATAGGCGAGAAGTTGAGAGGGGAATACAAGGCAAAAAGGTGTAAAGAATCTGATGATTTTTGGATCCTAGAAAAAGTTAAGGCTTGACAAAAATCATTATATAGTGTATATAGTTATATTGAAAGGGTTTATAATATGCCTTATTCTAATTTTCACGCAGCTAGAGTTCAGGAACCTCTTCCACAATCTAATGCGATCTATGCTACTAAAGCTATAGCTCCCGGTATAACCATTATATTACAGAAGCATAAAGATAGTTCTAGCTCTATGGAAGTTCAGGCATATAGGTTTGAAAAACGTCAATATACTGCTCAAGAATCAAGGGAATGGCTTAAAAAGCATAATATAAAAATCATATCATTTGAACCGGCAACTACTCCGGGCCAAGAAGCAAGAAATGAAGTCTTTAAGAAAATCAAATTGGCTCTGGAGGAAGTTGTTGCGTGAACGATTATACTTTCAATCAAACAAATCTCATATCTTTATTAGAAAGTTCTCATGATGGCTCTATATGGAAAGTCATTATTATAGAGGAAGGACTTTCTAAAAATGGTAAATACTACACTCAAGAAGCTCTTCAGAAATCAATCCCTTTATTCGAAAAATCTAAAGTATGTTTTTATGAATGGAAAAACAGGCATTTCGATCATATTCCATTTATGATGGAGAAAGTTCGCCCTGAAGGATTTCCTTTACAGACTGCCGGTTGGCTTGATAATGTTAAGTATGAAACAGTAAAAGTCGAAGGCAGGGAAGTCACTGGTTTGACAGGTCATTTACATCTTTTAGAAGAAAATAGCAAAGTAAAAGATCTGAAAAATCTATTAGTGAATGCTTGGGGTAAAGGATTAAAAAATCTTTTAGGCTTATCAATAAATGCAGAAGGTCCGACTTCTGTCAGGATGTTAAATGGACAACCCATATCAGTTGTTAATGCGATAACCAGGGTGTTCAGTACCGATTTCGTAACTCAGCCTGCTGCAGGCGGTGGGTTACTTAAAATTATAGAGAGTATAAACCAAAAAGGAGGAAGTGAACAAATGTTTAAGAAAATTTTGGAAGCCTTAAAAGTATGGAAACCAAAATTATTGGAAAATGTCAATCTGGACAATATAACAGAAGAAGAAGTGATGGGAATATTCGAATCAGTTCTTACTGAGGCGAAAGAAAAGAAATCTGATAAAGTATCTCAGATAGAATCAGTTATTTCTTTAATGAAAGAAAAGAAGTATGATATTGCGGAATCTACTCTTAAAGGGATAATGGAAGTTAAAAATGATGATGCCGCTAAAGCCGCGGAAGCCAAGAAATTAGCAGATGAGAAAATAGCGAAAGAAGCAAAAGAAAAAGCTGATGCAGATGCTTTGAAAGCAAAAGAAGCAAAAGAGGCATTAGAGAAAAGCCATAAAGATTTAGAAACTAAATTTTCCGACATGGAAAAGAAATTAAAAATAAAAGAATGTAAAGATATGCTTGATCTTGCTCTTTCTGAAAGCAAACTTCCAGAGCCTATCAGAGCAAAAATAAGAGCTACATTCAAAGATAAAGTGTTTGAGGAATCTTCTATAAAAGAATCCATTAAACTTGAGAAAGAAACTCTTGCCAAATTGGTTGAGAGCGGCAGTATTCTTGATCTCGGTGATGATGTAGAGCATATGATCATAGAAAGAGAGCCAGTAACTAGGTTACAGGCATCTATGGATCTTATGTTAGGATTAAAACCGTCTGATTCAGAAAGAGATAAATATAAAGATATTGATGCCTTTACTTCTTTAAGAGAAGCTTATGTCGCATTTACTGATGATCCTATGATTACCGGTAGAATGGGGCCTAAAGCATTGGCTAGATTAACAGAAGCCACTGAGGCAAGTTTTTCATATGCTCTCGGATATTCAATGCAGCGCAGAATGTTGCCTGAATATAAAGCGATAGATCCTCTTTGGAAGAAAATAGCTGTTACAGCTAATATAAAAGATTTCAAACTTCAGGAAAGGATTTTGTGGGGTGGTTTTGGTGTGTTACCTACAGTACAGGCAGCTAGAACAGTTGCTGGCACTCCAATAGATTCAGCTACACCTACATACCCTGAGTTGGGATTCCCCACTGATAGTGAAGCAACATATGCTGTGCTAACCAAAGGTGGTATGATTACGGTTACAAGGCGTATGATAATTGATGATGATCTAAAAGTTCTAGTCGGCATTCCAAAGAAAGTCGGCAAAGCAGCAGGTTACACATTAAATCAATTCGTATTTGATTTAATGATTGGTTACAATGCAAGTGGAATCAATGCAGCAACGATATATGATTCTGCGGCGCTGTATGCTACTGCTCATAAAAATTATCAGACAACTGCTTTAGGTTATGATAACCTTACAGATTTATTGAATGCAATGTATCATCAGTGTGAACTTGGTTATAAATCAGACATAGTGACACAATTAGAGGCGGCAGGAACTTCTCTAGTTATCACTACTGGCACAGGTCAGTATTTCAAAGCCGGAGATCTTATTTGGATGGCTGGTGAAATTGCTAGAGTTGATGCTGTATCAGATGATACTTTAACAATCACAAGGGGATTGTACGGAACTACAGATGCACAGCATATTGTAGGTATAGATGTTCTTAAAGTAACACAGATTTTAGGATTAGAAAATCCTATACTTTGGGTTCCTCGCTCTTTGAGAGGCACAGCGCTTGCTTTAAAAGGTTCTGAAAAGAATCCTGAGAATGCAGAACAAGGCATTAACACTATAAGAGATTCTTTTGAACCCGTAGTAAGCCCATATTTAAGGGGCGATGAAAATAATTATTACTTATCAGCAAGACAGTCTGATATAGAAGGCATAGAAATAGGTTTCTTAAACGGACAAGAAGAGCCAGAAATATTGGTTCAGGATCAGCCTACAGTAGGCAATGTGTTCGTATATGATACGATAAGATATAAAGTACGCCATGAATACGGCGGAGCAGTAGTTGATTATAGAGCCTTTGCAGGTTCCATAGTTTCCTAAGCTCATTTAACGGCCACGCTAGAGGGATCGCCCTGATCCCTCTAGCAGCTTTTAAGTTGAAAAATACTTAATATTAAAGGAGGCTTCAAAATGAAATTATCAAGATTTGATTATTTTGTAGCACAATGCAGAGGAACTTCTCTTACCAAAGCAGCGAGTTATTCTCTAACAGAAAAGAATATCATTCAAGATGGATATTCTTTTATCATAATTAATGGTGCTTACACTATAACATTACCAGTCGCTAGCAATGCATTGAAAGGCGTCAGTGTTTATGTTCATGGTAATAATGCATCAGCGAAAGTTACTGTTGCAGCGGGGTTTGGTGGTGGTGGTGCAAGTTATGATGTAGTAACTGTAGGCGCGTATAACACTGTAG